CCAGTGAGATCAACACGAGCATTACCAGCGCGGAGGGTCAAACGAGAAGCCTTCTTAGCCTTTGGAAATGGAGTAGAGAGATAAATCTCAACGCCAGTGCTGTTATGGCCGACGAAGTTAGTCTTGTTACGAGCATTCTTACGAGTATACATATTTATGTTTTCTTTCTTTTTTTGTTTGTTTGTTTTTGTTTCGTTAGTTACGTCACTAACTTAAATTTATATTACACCATCTTTATCAATCCGTCAACATCTTTTTCATTAAATTTTATATTCAGTCTCAAATCGTTCAATTGCATAGTCTTTTGCCTTGAACTCAAATTCAAAATCAACATCTAAATTTAGATATTCACTAGGTAGTTCACGAACATAATCACTGTGTGCTCTAGGATTGTGATTACTTGGGTCATTGTCACTAAAGTGAAACAACGGTCGATAATTTTGCCAAGTGCTACAAGCTAGGTTTACAGCCTCTTTAGCCGTTAACTTGCCACTATTACAACGAAAATGAAGATTGTCGTAAGTAATAGGAATACCAGTCTTACAGTAAATAATATCATACAATTCTTGAACATTCCAACTATTAGGTTTGTCTTCGTTCTCAAGTACTAGCCTAGACCTCACATTGTGTGAAAGTGTGTTATATACATCAATAAAGCGCAAGGCGATGTCTTTTACATTACCTTTATAACAGTTAATGTGAATATTAATAGGAGCTTCATAACTTTGAGGTAGTTCCAACATATCCATCATTTTAGCATGCATGTTCAATTCCTCAATAGATTTATTAACTACAGTAGGATTTGCACTTGCAGGTACAACAAATTGGTCAGGATGAGTGCTACACCGTATTTTGTTTTGTTTAATAATTTTAGCACACAAACCAAACTCATTTTGTATTGCTTTATAATTGTATGTGTTTTCTAACAACAAATTAGCTTCAGGAAGCGTTTCTAGTGGCATCATACCACTTGTTACTCGGTAGTTCCATTTACGTAAAGCGCAAAACTCCAGCGTTTTACGAGTAACATATACGTTATTTAGTGTTCTATCAGCTACAATTTTTTCAGCTTCTTTACGATTAAGTGATAAAAATCGAGTCTTTGTCATTGTGGACGCTTTAATACCCTGTTCTTGCAACTTAAGAGAAATACAACAAAGAGATTTATTCATTTTTATATTATATTATTTATTTATAAAATGTCAAGTAGTTATCTTCCCACTTCATTAAAGTAAGCAGATTTAGCTTCATCATACGTCATACCTATCATTTTATTATAATAATGTATGTCAGGCTTTAAATTGTCCTCATTCTTTAACTTTTTATACCTATCTACAGCTTTGGGTCTCCACCAATCCATTATTCCGTTTATATCACGTTTAAAAAGTTCTTTTATCCTCAAATCATTATCACCAATTTTATTTTGAAGATACTCTTTGGTGTTTTCATAAAAACAACTATAGTATACTCCTCTCTCATATCCATGTTGATAATGACTTTGTTTTAAATCACATTTACTAAACAACATAGATAATACTCTACTTTTAGCACCTGTAACTGGACCTGATACACCTTCTTTTTGAGTCATAGCGTTTTCATACTTTTCTTTACATTCAACTTTCAACCAGTCATGCCAAATTTTGTAAATATCATCATCAGGTTTAATTGCAATTTTACCAGCGCTAGTACCACACTTATGCCACCACTTTAGACTATTATACATACTGTAACTACCATACAAACTAGTTGTTGTCATACCTACAAGAGTTTGATTGTATAGTTCTCTCCACTTATCTTGTACACTTTTACTAACTACCATCGCAGCTGCTAACTTACCACCCAAGAAATTATAACCAAATGGTTGTGTACTAATAATACTACTACCAATTGCGCTATGTGCTAATTTCTTATCCTCAATCTTATTATTTTTATTCCAACCAATATAGTTATCACGATCAGTAATAGTAATAACATCGCTACTTACTGCTAGTACGCCAATATAAGGAGTTTCTGGTTTACTTTTATCTATAACGAGAAATTTAAGAAATCTGCCAGGAGTTTGACTGAACTCAAATGTGCTTACAAATACTCTCAATAGAGTCCAATCTTCATTTTGTTGTTTAGTTTCTACATACAATAATTCAGGTTGACAGTTTTCTATTTCTTTTATTGTAAGTAATTCATCATTGATGTCGGTTGGAGTCCATATCTTAGCTTTAATAGTATTAAGTTTACTAGCTATATCTCTATAATTTTGTACTTCTAACCATTTCTTGTAGAAAGTCTGTTCTTCTACAGACATAGCTTTTAAGAAATTTAGATTATCAACTAATCTCTTTTTGTTAAAATCAAAATTAAATTTCTTCACTCCAAAAAATTTTTCTAATGGTTCCATATGTATACTATACCATGACTTTCAAGAAACTCAATATAAAAGAGAATATATTCTACATATTAGAATTATCTACAACCGAATTTGTTATATATGATAATAAATTTGATATTCCTATATATTATGGTAAATGGAATATGATTGAGGGTATAATTAAAAATATTAAACAATATAACAAGAACGCTTCAATTTACTATTATGTAAAAGAAAAAGGCGGTCCATTAACATTGAACCGCCAGTGGTCTTATAATATATAATTATATACTTAAGCCGTAATCTTACTGTCTACATTCAGAACAATTACCTTATCATTTGTAGATGGCTTAGTAGTATCAACTGCCAAAATATTGAAAGTCATACTATCTTTGAGAATAACTTCTCTAGACTTAGCCTCATCAATATGAGCCTGTGTCGGTGTACCATGTACAAACACAATTGTTGGACGACCCTTACCGTTGTGAAGTACTCCCATCTCATTAACCTCGCCAGTCTCGATAGCCTTCTTAAGGCGAACTCGTAGAGTAATCTCTACAAAGTCTGGATTAGCCTGATTCAACTCCTTAATTGTAAAAGCGTTGGTAGGCCACTTAACGGTTAGGTTGGTCTTGTTCTTACGATCAGTCTTTTTCATTTTTATTTCTCCTTATTATTTTTGTTTATGTTAATTGGTATACTATACCATAAATTATATTATATCATTGTTATATTATATGTCAAGTGATTCCATCATCTTTTTATTAAGAGTATTGGCTATCTGTACATAGTTCTCTACATTGATATAATTTGCGTCAACTCCATACATAATCTTAAACAACTCTTTGCTGTTAGGATTAATGTAATGGTCTGTAATAAAATAACTGATTACAGTATAACCATTATTACGAATCTTTTTTACTTGGGTTTGAGTATGTTTGGCAGCTTCCTCATTAGAATATGAAATAACGCTCTGATTATCAACATAAGCAGTAAAATATGGTTCGCCATCGCTCATATTCACAAAGTAACTATTAGTATTATCGTCTGACACAGGTAGATACTTCATAATAGCCTCAAAACACAGTCCTTCGGGCGTAGTACCCCTAGCACTCAAATACGGAAACAAGTTACGAATCTTACTAAACTTATCTACCTTACTATTATAAGCAACAAGAATATATGGATTACGATTGGTAGTAGTTCTAAAACTAATAGTTAGATTAACATTGTCCAACATACTTGCAGCCTTAGCAAGAGATACACACAATTTAATAGCACGATTCCACTTGGACCCATGCATACTAGCACTAGCATCAACGCTAATGTGAAAATTAATTTTCTTATACTTTTCGGTAAGAGTAGTATAAAAAATATTCTCGTCACTAAATCCGAGTTCATGAATCAAACGTTTATCTAACTTTCCAGTATATCTACGAGAAAACTTGAAAGTATTAACTTCATTACGAATTTGTAGACGACGGCCAAGTTTAGTGCCCATAATAATACCTTGGTTGATGGAATCCAAATTCTTCTTGTAAGAAATGTCATTACCATCACCAATGTATAGAGGACACTGATCAGAAAAAAGCAAATCTTTAGTCATGTTTTTAACAACGATACATTCGATAGCACCACCATTAAATTTTTTTGTATAGTCATGTGCAACATCAACCAATTCAACCTTGCTCTTTTCAAGAGTATCAAGAATCTGTTTCTCTTTCTTAGAAACTTTCTTTTTCTTAAGAGTTCCTTTGATAAAATCTTTTTGTCTATTAAAAGCCTTCTTAATCTTTTCCAACTTTGCTTTACTAATAGTACTATCTTGTCCGATATTGGTAACAACATCATTGGTTGAATTAACCGCCGTTTGTTCTCCACCAAGAATATCTTCCACACTACCAGTAACAGCTACATTGTTTTCATCATTTTTATTAGATTCTTGTAATTCACCATCGCCTTCACCGGATTTTTCGTCAACAGATTTAACAGTTTTGGTCTCATCTACTTCAGTAATATTTTTAAATAAAATCTCAGCAATAGTAAAAGCAACATTTAATCGATCTTCCGGCTTAGACAGACGAATAATGTTACTCAAATCCAAAGCCTTAGCAATATCGATCAAACCAGGCAATGCTCGCAAATTTGTATTGGGATTCGTAAGATTAATGATACGAAACATATAAGACTCTACACCAGGCACCTTATATAGTTCACTGTCCAAAGCATCATTAATAACTTTGGCATTAAAATACTTATCATATAAAGCATCGTAATAACCACGGTAACCAGGCGCATTTGTGTGTACCATGTAGTCAATATAACGATCCTCCACATAATTAAGAAGATCCTTACAAATATTGCTTACAACATTCTTACTAATATTAAGCGGTTCAGTTATATCGTAAATACTACGAGGAACTTTCATCCAAATACTCTTGAACAATTCAAAATCGCTATACTTGATATGACTAGCCTCATGTAGAGAAAGTCCTACAGCAACATCAAAATTATCCTTTTTGGTGATATCACTACTTAAGTAAACATGAGTTCCATCGGTACAATTAATATTGTTATCATTAAATGTAACCGGAATATTTTGATTAGTCAAAATACTAACATAGTTAGCAATCGCACGACGAGCAGACGACAGCCTAATCAACTGACGAGTGTGTTCACTCTGACGAGTTTCAATCATTTCATCCGTTAAAGCAACAGCCTCATTATCAGCTTTTGCTTCTTCAATAAAATCCCACTCGTCATGTTCTGTTAGCCAGAAATCACTTAGACTACCCATAATAATATTTTGTTAAAATTAGAACGGAGGTTGATCGCTCTTCAGAGGATCATTGAACAAATTCTCTTTACTTTCACTAGGTACATACTTTTGTACAAGCTGCTTCATATAGGTTCGTTCGCTATCAACACCGCCGTCCTCAGTGAAATTAGGATAGATGGTAGACTCAGCAATTTCAAGCAAATTAAATCCATCAACAATAAGTTCAGCGATTTCAACCGTACTACGAGTAGGAATAAAATTGGTCAACTTACTATCTTCTGTCTTGACTTGCTTACGAGTATGGTCAGCAATCTCACAAACACTCTTGAGAATTCCGAGTTGTTTATCATCGTTAATATCAAAACGAGTTTTAAGCAAATTATATTCACTGTCAACATCAAGTGGACTCATCTCAATCTTAACTGGAAAACGACTGAGAAGAGCGCGGTCCATAACTCTAGTTGCGGTATATTCATTACCAACATTAGCGGTAGCAATAAAAGTAACGCCTTCAGCAACCTTTACAATCTCACTGTCTTCCTTTTCATCCAATCGTAGATAACGTTGAAGATCATCAAGTACAGTCATCAAAATATTTACACCGTCATGATGAGCCCGGCTGATCTCATCAAGAAGAATAATTGCACTTGGAGTACGAATTGCCTTGACAAAGCTAGATTCCTTAAAAAGTGTACCAGTACCCTTATCAAAGTGGGTATTACCAATTAGAGCACTACGAGCATCTTGTGTAGCACCGAGATTGAAATAATAAAAACTAGACTCTTTACCAAGCACCTTCGCAACTGTCTGAGCAGCAAGAGTCTTACCACATCCAGTAGGACCAAGAAGTAAAATGTTCTTACCGCGAATGGCGCTACGAACCATGTACTTCCATTTCAAATCACCCATAATCAATGAGGTAGGACGCAAACTAATACACTTGTCAAGATAATCCTTCATGTTGAAGTTCTTAGATGTGAGGAGGTTAATAGTAGTTTTATTGTTCTTCATATTTATTATTTAATTGTTATAAGACAATATTACCACACATTTAAATAAAGTCAACCGTCAAAATAAAAAAAACCGCCAGTTTCCTAGCGGTTTTTTCGTATAAGTTGTTGAAATTCAACGGTTTCTACGTTGTACAACGGGACGATGTACAACGGGACGATGACTACTTGATGCGCCGCCTACCCATACGGTGCCTGTCACTGGAGAACGATAACAATCTGGACGATAATAATTTACAACCGGTACAGTACATACTGGTTGAGTAGAAACTACAGGCGGTGTATACACAACTGGTTGAGTGTAAACTATGTGGTGTACAACTGGTTGAGTATATACCACTGGCGTAGCACATACAACCGGCGCACAAACTACAGGAGGATAATATACAGGAGCACAAAATCCTCCTCCGAAGCCAAAAGATATTCCCCAACTAAAACTTCCCGCATTTACATCAGTAAGTGAGAATACGAGTGTCAATATTGATAGAATTAATGATTTTTTCATATATTTATTTAACTATTATTAGTATAACACATTTGTTATGACTTGTCTCTAAAAAAGTAATTAAAGAAAAAAGTAGTTGCAGCTATAAGCCCCATAAATTGCCATTTAAATTGTTCTAATTTAGTAATTCTATTTTCTACTTGTACTATATTTTTATTTACACCATTTTCTATAACGGTGAGTCGCTGATTTATTGCATTTAGATTTGCATCAATTCTTGCAACTACAGCATTATAGTCATTTGGATTGTAATCTGGCGACATAACAAGTTATATTAACTTTTCTTAGACTTTCCGTTTTTTGTATATTTTACTACTAATTTTTGTAAATTTTTTGGTAGTTGAGGTGGTTTATAAACTGGTTTTTTACTCTTATGATCTATTTGTCTTTCAAACTTACCTACTTCTCTCATAGGTTGTGTAGGATCATCAACCTCTTTATTCATTAATTCAGCTTTAATTTGTTTGGATGGTTTATTATCTTTTTCAGGATCAACCATACTTTCATCAGCTAATTTATCACCTTTCTTACCACCTTCTTTGTCTTTACTATTTTCTACATTTTTATTGTATGTACTATCAACATAATTTAGTTCTTTTTCGTCTAGATACTCTTTAACAAACTTTATTAAATCCTCATACTTTACATACAGTTTCTTAGTTCTATCTGTACCATCCTTAAATGCTTGTACATCATATATGTTATGGGCAATTGGTCTAATATTAATATGCAATGGTTCACAATCACAAACATTATAGTTACCCTTATCATCCAAAACAACTGGTTTCTTAATCTCTTTAGCTAATTCTTCCATCATATCCGCCCAAGATTCTTTAGCGTTTGTATATTTTTGTTCTAGAGTTTCTTTGACAAGTTTATTTACCAGTTTTTTTGAGTATATCATAGTTCTTTATATAAATAGTGACTTATAAATAAATATAAATAAAAACAAACACATCTTTAATAATGTGCTCATTTTTTATTATTAATAAATATTACCTAATAGGACATATACCACCCTCACACTCAATACCTTGTAATAATTCACCACTAGTACCAATACCAAGATTTGTAAGTGATTTAACCTTTTCTTTAGCCTTTAAATAGGTTTCTTTGTCAATTTCTTGATATGGAGCTTGTTTGAAACCATGTTTCTGTCTCAATAAGAAACTAACACTCTTAATATTATTCTTATAATTGTCTTTCAACCATTCTTTAAGAGTATTTAATTCGGATGGTTCATAATATGCTGTAACACTCACCGCATTGTCACTCCACACTCGTTGAAGTTCTTTGACCATATCAAGTTGTTTAATAACACCCATATCGTTTGCTAAAACAGCTCCATCCGGAGTTTCACATGGGAAATACACAACTACAGTATCATGATTCTCGGTACCATCAAAATTCAACAAGAATTCAGTATGATAACCCAAGTCTTTACATATTTGTACCAACTTATCACTACTGCTCATACGAACGGTTCTCATATAATACTTACTATATGCTGGATGTACGCCTGGAGTAGCTCCCCCTAACAAACTTAATGTACCACTTGGTTTAACGGTTGTAAGTTTAATACTTTCAGACCAACCACGTTCCTTACTCCATGCTCTATCAAACTTACGAAGTTCAACATAACACTTATCTAACCATGGCAATTTATCAAGTGATTGACAAATGCCGGTGACACCCATACCAAGTCTCATATTCTTATGAACAATCTTATTGGTTTCTTCATGAATAAACGGAAGTGCTGCAATAGCCTTTTGTGTCTTATATAATAATTTGGCACAATCATTTAGTTCTTCTTGTGAAGTAATATTGTTCAAATAAAGTTCACAAAGATTACAACATTCATAATCACTCAAACTAATTTCTCCACACGGATTTGTACCAATAACATTATCAGTATCAGTTGGGTATAACTTGCTTTCCTTAAGAGGACCATCCTTTAAACGACCGTACTTTTGACTTAATGGTAAATTAAAGAAACCGTATGGTTCGCCGTTCGCGAATCCAGTATCTTTATTAATTTCGTAACCATTGGTCCAAAACTCATCAATAATGTGACTGTAATCATCAACATAAAGAGTATTGTTACTCATAGCACGCCAATTTGGCACATTGCCACTACTCCAATTCTTAGCTCTTATATAAAGAATATCATCAGGATCACCCAAAGCAATTTCAGCACTTCTACGAACATTACCAGCAACAACTATGCTACCAATAATATTACAAATATCAAGCACATCAATACTTCTAAGTTTCTTAGCTTCACGACTTTGGAAAATCTTTGTGATCTTTTCAATGCCATCAACCAAAATAGATGGACCGCTAGCTTTACCGCCGAAACCACTGATCTTTTCGCCAGCGCCTCGAATAAGAATGGTACTATATGTAAAACTTTTGCCAGTTACATAAAATGCTTCCAATACATTTGAAAGCAATTTTACCCAACCTTCTCTTGTATCAGGTACAATAAAATCAGCATCTTTAGTTGGTTGATGTGTTACATTTACATCCTTCTTAATTCTTGGAAGTTCATGTACATCTTCACGACGAATACTATATCCCACACCTCCACCCAACATTAGATTTTCAAACAAGAATAAAAATGCCTTAGGCTCTTTCATGCTTGTAAACCAACAATTTAGCAAACTATTTGCACCAAATCTATCAACGGTACTGGTACCAAGTTGCCACAACATTCTACCGGCAAAATTACACTTTAAATTAAAGACATAATCAAAAAGTCTTTCAGCTTCTTCTTTAGTGTATTGTGCACCAATCTTTTGCGCACCATTAATACATCTTTCAATGGTTTCATGCCATTCTTCTGTATTACCATCTTCTTTTAGTCTAGCATAGGTTCTTTTATAGACAATGTAACCTAAACCATTGAAACCCCAATTGGGTTGTTTTTTTGCATACTTCTTAACAAAATCTTTACTTAAAATATCACTCATACTGAAAACCTTTCTTTTGGGTAAAAAATAACTATCATTTAGAAAAATAAACTATTCTCACATTAATAACATTTAAAAACTTTTTTTTATAACTTTTTAATTTTTGTTGACTATGAATTATTCTTCATCTTCATCAACATTGTGAGCATTCCACTTGTTTTTAAGAACTTTCTTTACTTGATTCTCACCATCCATCATTTCATTCAGTACAGCAAGACCTTCACGACTATTCTCACCAAATATTTCAATCTGACCACAACCAGCATTCATTTTGCTTGGAAATGTCAATCCATCTGGTCCGAAACGATTCTTGATTACATGAAATCGTGCAGTGTTAGCTTGTTTATCACCGACTTTACGACTTAAACTCAAAACAAAGTCAGCCGTCATAATCTTTCTATAACTGTCAGCAATGTTATTTGCCTGAATAATATCTTCCTCCATAGCAGCACGATTGCTTTGTGAAGCACTCCAAATAGGAACTTGTAGTTCACCAGCGACTCCACGAAGTTCTTCATAAATACCACCAGCTTCACTATAACTATTACTGTTCTTCTCACTGTGTGCTGGACGAAGAATGTCAGCATAGTCAACAATGATCATATCTACTTTAGTACCAAGTACAGCAAGTCTTTCACAATGTGCCTTGAGACTATAAGCACTTACAGTCTTAATTGGAAAATATTTAATAACAAGTTTACCCGGAACTTCTGTAATCTTTTGTTTTACAATGTCAATGTTGTTTCGGATATTCTGGAAGTCAATACCAGTAAAACAACTATCATATCTCAAACCAACATAATTCTCATTCAACTCAAGTGTAAAATGTACAACATTCTTACCTTGTTTCATTGCTTCGGCACCCAACTTACTGAGTACCCAACTCTTACCACTACCAGCACAGGCAGTAATAATACCAAGTTCGCCGGGTCCAAGTCCACCATCCATAATCGTATCAATTTCTGTCCAATTTGTTTTAACACAATTACGACTCATTACACTCATTCTTTTTTCAACATCTTCACTATATGCGTGACCGATGTTTCTTTCCATACCAGCTTTCATTGCGTGGTCAACAACACTCTTAATCTTTTCGTATTGACCGGTAGAAAGTAAGTCAGCGCTTTCAAAGATAGCATTCTTCAACTTCTGATTCTTACAGAACTCAAGAAATTGTTCCTTAATAAACTTCAAATCATTATCGTGTAACTTTTGATACACTAACTTTAGATTGTCAACAATAGACTTCTTAAGTACTTCATTTTCTACACTATCCAACTTAATCTTAAAGACAGTTAGAGTTGGTAGGTCTTTATATTGATTAAAATACTCAATACTTTCTTTGAGAATCCACTTGTGAGCATCACTCTCAAAGAATTCAGCTTCTACAATGTCATGAATCCGTTCAATAAAAGAACGATCAGACAGTAAACATGAAATACATTTAACTTGGAAGTCTAACCCGTATTTCTTAAGGTTATCAATAATTTGTTTATTCTCCATAAAAATAGTATAACTCTACACCGAAAATTTACAACTTGTTATATGATTATTGCACAAAACTATTAAGTTTTCCAAAACACTGATTTAACCAAATATGATAATTAGGGATATTTGCCCACATCTTGTCTTCTGTAATTAATTTGGTAAATCCCATCTTATCTATCTTTGGTACGGGCTTATTAATTATTTCTTCAATCCTTAACTGAGTAAAACTTTGTACTTGAGTGTTATGTAACTGCATTAATTCATAATTTCTTTCAAGCAACAACTTACTGTTCAACACTCGTTCATAAATTTTATACTTGCTAATATTATTTTCAGCATAGTTATAAATTTGTTGTAAACACACTTGAGGTTCTTCTCCCAGAAATGGAAATGCTTGAATCACTCTCTTTAAGCCAACACCTTCCAAGCCGGGTATATTATCACTTGTATCACCTTCCATTATTCTATAGAAGATAAAGTTTTTGCAACTGATACCATACTCGTCTACGATTTCTTTACACCCAAAAATCTTTTTCTTTACCGGACTCCAAATACTAATCTTATCACTTGCTAATTGTAGAAAATCTTTATCAGTAGACATTATAGTAACGTTACTATCCTTAAATGTCTGCTTAGCAAGATAAGCAATAGTATCATCTGCTTCAACTTGATCCATTGACATGACAGTGACAGGCAATACATCAAGATAATTTACTGTACGAATCAGTTCTTTCTTAAAATTCTGCGATTCTGTTAAACTATCGGATAGATCATCATAAGTTCTATTTAGTCTAATGTCAGTTTTTCTTCCATTCTTATAACCGGGATAAATCTTCCTTCTCTTTTGAGAACCACCTTTACCATCAAATACAATAATAACCCGTGTAGGATTTAATAGTTTAATTGCATATCCTACACTTTTGAGAAAACCGGCAATACCACCAGTATGAAGACCATCATCATTTAGTGATGGCACTGCCATGAAACTACGAATATAGGTATTTAACTACAACCCGTCAACCAACAGGACATCGCTGTTAATCGACTTTTTAAGTCCTGTTGTGACGGAATCTCTTTCTATATTCTCAAATAAAGAGAATAGTTTCTTTCGTTCGTTTGGAGTAAAACCGTTCATTCTTATTCGTTACCAGCCGATTCTTCTTCAGTATCAACAGTAGCGTCTTCAACGATTTGACTATTTGGGTCTTTATATTTCATAACAACAGCATCACAAATCTTGAGATATAGTTCTTCTTTCAAAGCTGTATCAGATTGCATTGTGGATACGAAATCTTTGGATTGAAACTTCCATTCAGTACCATCATTTTTTCTGTAAGCGTAATAAGCGCCACCTTGTTTGATAATATTATTTTCTTTCAGTACTTTGATCCAACTACTATAGTCAGCAATACCACTGTCAAAGTAGATTTCAAAGTTGGCCTGACGTTGAGGAGGCCCCATTCTGTTTTTGATAACAACCGCTTTACATTCATTACCAATAACTTCTTCAGCCTTTTTCAACTTACCAGTATTGTTCAAACGAACACGAACACTACAATGATACGCAAGTGCCTTACCACCACTTACTACATACTTGTCACCAAATGCCATAGCATTTAGATTTTGACGAAGTTGGTTAGTAAATACAGTAAGAACCTTTTGACGACCAATCATGGTAGTAATCTTACGCATCGCTTTACTGATAATAATACTCTTACCGGTTGCGAATCCATCCTTACCATGATCACTCTCTAGTTCCACCTTAGTTGATGCGGCTGCTACAGAGTCAACAATAATTGTAAGGATACGATCCTTGTTGCTCTTACGAACAATTGCAATCATCTTTTCCATCTGAGCAAAAATATCTTCAACGGTTTCACATTGAACATACAGCAACTTAGATAAATTTACACCAAGACTCTTCCAGAACTCAGGAGCTGCTGCATTTTCAGTGTCAATTACTACTGCAACTCCGCCTTTCTTTTGAGTATCAGCAACAACGTGAGCGGATACCAAACTCTTACCGGTACCTTCCAGTCCGTTGAATTCAACCATCTTACCAACAGGCAATCCTCCGTGAGGACGATTGCTAATTGCCAAATCTAAAATTGATGAACCGGTACTAATCCAATCAGTAATTTCGGCTGGATTTTCTTGTTCATCCAAGAAATAAGCAATCTTACCACCATCTTTATTTGCTTTGTTCAACTCATCTGCTAACAATTCAATGAGTTCATCTCTCTGATTTTCTTTATTATTTTGTTTCTTTGCCATAACGATTATAACTAGAAAGCCGGTGAAGTATAAAAACTCCACCGGCTTATTTTTATTTTTTAGGAGTTAAACAAATCATCAAATGCTTGTGTAACATCGTCAGTTGCAGCTGACTTTGCTTTAACAGCACTTGGTGAAACAGCAGTCTTAACTGCCGGTGGCTTTGCCGCCACAGGTGTTGCAACTGCTTCAGACAGTTCAGTGTCATCTTCAGCAACAACAGAAGTTGATTCCGTTTCAGCAGCTGGCTCTGGATTCAACCACTTGTCCATTACATCCTTGAGTTCATCGTAACTAAACTCAGGAAAAAGATCCAAAATGTTGACTTGACTCTTGAGTGCTTCAAGTAACTCAGCATTCTTTGGATCAACTGCGAGACTTACATTAGGCTTAACACGAATGTTGGTTTCTGGGAAACTCTTACCAGATTCATCTCCAGTCTTGAACTCAACAACGATATCACGACCACTTGTCAAATCAGTAATATCACCGAAATCGGGATCGCTGATAATTGAAAGTAGTTCTTGATAAACCTGCTTACCAAATCCCCAGAACTTGACACCTTCATTTTCCTCACCACGAACGATGACAGGAGCAAATGTACGCATCTTGGGTTCCATCTTACGACCCATCTTCCAATCTTCCTTATCACCAGTCTTCTTAAGACGGTTACTAAACTCAACGATTGGATCTGGACGACCAAAACTATCAGGACTCAAATAAGTCTTTCCATTGATGTTATAATGAAACTTAAGTTCAATAAAAGGATTCTCAGGAACATACTTATAGGGAACAATACGAACAACTTGCTTACCCGGCTTGGGCTTCCAAATGAGATTGGACTTTTGATTTGTGTTTGAAAGAGAGCTCAAACGACTCTTTAATTTACTAATGTCTAGCATATTTTAATTTATTAATTGTTTAATTGTTAATTAGTTAATTGATAATTACTTAATTCACTTAAATTAAGAATAACCAACTTCACTCAGTGTACCTTATGAGTATCAAAGTGTCAAGTGGTTAATAATATATATCAAGCTGATACTATAGAAAACAGTTTTAAAGGCACTACTTTTATCCCAATTTCATTGGTTAAAATAATACAATCTTTATATAAATCCCATTGCAATTGATATGATTTATCGTATACTCCACCATTTTCTTCAGCTATGAGTTTGTTCATAGCATTCAGTGTATAAAGCGTATTTGTTTGCTTTTTACGATGTATACTGATTGTACCTTTATAACGATTATTTGGTTGACCTTTTAATATATTAAATGTGAGATACAACTCTTTTAGATTCTTTTCATTTACAAAAACAAATAATTTCCGGTCAACTAAATCATATTGACTTTTAACATCCTCTATAATTTGATTATAATTTAAGCTGTTAGCAAATGTACACAGCAATTGTTTTTGTTGTATCATGATTTATTTCAATTTAGATTTTATTTCATTATGTGAAACAACGCCGTTCATTTCTATATTAAAAGCAAATTTACTTCCACTACCAACAGTAAATGCAATTTCGCTATACATAGGACTCAAAGTTAGTTCATCTCCGTCCAAATCAAAAAGCAAATACATATAAACTTGAAAATGCAATGCGTCTTCTTTAAGTGTTGGATAAATGTTTATGTATCCAAGATTTATATCTTTAATATCCAACTTTTTAAACTGTTCTCTTTTTTTAGTAATATAACTTTGTTTATTTCCTAAATCAATTAATTGACTGCCTGTAAATTTAAAAAGAGGCAATGTGTTGTTATCACCAAAAACTGCTTCTGCACTTAAAGTAGCAGCTAATGATGGTAAATCTTTCACATCAATTTCGGTAGATTTACTATTATTTTGAACACTTTTTATTAGTTCGTCTATTTTTCTTAACGCTATATGATTAGCTCTCAACTTTAAAGCAGGTTCTATTTGTTCTCTAGTAATATTTTTACCGGTGTAAATACATTCCTTAGCTTCATTTAATTCTTGTATTTTAAAAAAGTTTTTTGATTTTGCGGCGGTATAAAATATATCATATATTTTTTTAATTGCTAAATCAATTTGATTGTAATGATTTTCATCTATTTTACCAATATGTAAAGAAAACCCACCTGATTTTTCAAGTATTGACAAAATTTTATATTGTTGTATTAAATTTTTAAAACCTATTTTTTTATAAAAATCATAAAATTGTGTCATTGCTAAGTAATTACAATTTGTTATAGGTATTTCATTGTCCGATAATTCTTTAATACTTTGATTAGAGTCAATATTTGATTGTTCTAACTCAGCTGTAAATTTCTCTAGATTTTTATCCTCTTGTTCTATTTCGTTCATCGGTATAGAACGAAATATGGTTATAACACTTTCATAAAAGGCATTTATTTTTGAAGAAAACCAATTATAAATATTAGACATTTTTTTAGACAAATTTTGTCCGGCAGTATTAATTTTGTTTTTTAATCCCGTCAAAAAATCTGTAACAAGTCCTTCATTTATAATTTCTTTTATCGGAGTTTCATTTGGTTTGTCTCCGATCATAGAAAAAAACTTCTTTGTAATTTTTCCTAATTTAGCATCTCCCTTTTTCAAAGAAACTTGTGAGAATTTTAAGCTAGGATTTTTTTTAAATGAAACTGTACCATCGTCGTTTATTAACAAATCTTGTTCACTTGTTATTTTTGATAAATTAGAAATCAAATCCTCTTTACTACCACCATAAATTAATATAATATCAGATGTATTTGCTTTTGATTCATCATCTGTATTAGTTTTTTGTTTTAAAATTTTTCTATAGTTAATTATGTTTTTATGTATAAACGATGTGACTGGTTGATTCGTAATATTATTTAGAGTTTGTGAAGTACCTGCTGTCTGATTGTAAAAATCTATAAAACTATTTTTTGATTCTTCGTCATTTAAATTTGAAATAACCTTTTTAAGCCACATTTTACCTTTATCGGTAAAATCGTATTTATCTATATTACCACTTGTAACAAAATTTACCAAATCTTGGTATGTATTAACACCAAAACATTTTAACAGTGGTAAAGTTTCTAATACTTCAGCATTTCTTTTTGTTTCATCAATTAATTTTAAAAAATTGGAATTAATTTTTTTTGCAACGACTTTTGTACCGACTTTTTCATCAAATATTTGTTCGCCGATTAAATTACCTTCAGTATCATACCACAACATTCCTTTGTTATAAAAGCCATATCTTTTAACTTCATCTACACTATAATTTACTAACGGTGTTTCGCCGGTTAATATAGCATCAACGGCTTGAGCATCAACTACTTTTTCTTTTGGAGTTCTATCTTCATAACCATCTTCTTTTTCATCTTCTAGATCTTTATCCAACTCAGTATCTACAGGTACACTTCCTTTTGGTTCTTCAGGTTGTATATCAATCGGAGGTTGTGTAAATATATTAGCTTGAGCTTTCTTTGGATTTTCAGCAAAATGTGTACCCTTATTTATAGCTCTATCACGATATTCTTTGCTTGGAAATGTTACCAAAATACCATCTTTATTATAAGCCTGTCTTTCTGGAAATCTACCGGCTTCAAATAACTTAGCGGTTTTATCTACAATAGTTTCAATATCAAATCCTGCTTTTTCAAGATACTCTTGAAGCACAAAAACATGATCTTCATTCTTTAGATCTATTGTACCGTTTTTTATACGGGAATCACAACAAACGTCGTTTAATACGGATTTAAAATTCATTTAGTATAGTTAATAAATATAAATATAATTAAACTATTACTAAATCATTGTAATTCTTACCTTTATAAACCTTTACTTTAAACCGTTTATTCTTGATTATGTTTATCAAATCATTTATTTCAGATTGTTCTACACTGCCCACATCAAACAATATAGCATCATAATTGTATAATATAGGTAATATCTCTTTACCACTTACATACTTTAAACAAGCGTTTAATCTGTCAATACCGTACTCAGTCTCAGTAGCCTGTATAATATATGCAAATAGTTTATTTTTATTTGCGTCTAATACATGTTTATTGGTTATCTTTCGTTTATAGATAGGAGTCGTTACATATCCTTTTGACTCAAACTTTTTCCAATATTCTTCTTTTAATTTTTCTACTTCAGCGAAATATGGTATATCACAATATTGTTTGGGTATCTGACCATATAGATTTACCATCGTCAATTTCTTGCTTTTTGCCAATAAATCGGAAGTCACTCGATCTACATCATAATATTGTTTAGCTAAATGTTCATAAATCGTCTCATTTTCAGGCACTTTATAATCGATTAGATTGGCAACAATGTATGGATGAAATCCGGTAAAGTCTACCATAAGTAGATAACCATCTTCGTATCTGGATACAAAACTGGCTCTAGAACCATCATCTTTCTTTAACGCTACATAATTTATACCGTCATAACAATTACTTGGTCTACCAGTTGGATTGTATATGTGATAATCGGTATATACAAATCCGTTGGTAGTTCGTGCTTCAAAGTACTTGTTGTACACTTCGTTGTCAATCTTTATACCATTCTTTTCAACTTGATATAGAGTTTCACTGATAACATTATTAAAGAATTTATAACAATAGGTGTCAGTCTTTTCTTCACCCAACTCTTTTATTTGTTCTACTTCAGTATCAAAAACATTTTGATGTACTACATAAGGCACAATCAAATTAAAGTCTTTTAGATTATTATGTGATATTGAAAATGTATTTTTACAAGTATTATCTGGTTCCGATAGTGTTTCATTATTCTTGATAAAACCAAACAAATTGACATCATACAAATCACAATTTAACCAATATTTATAAGTTTTTTTATTATTAACATAAACACTTTTACCACTCAATAATTTTTTGAATTTATCAAATGTTAAATCTTGAGGTAAATCTTTATGTTCAAAATTAAAATAATGTTTATCTCCCGAATGATAATCATATACAAATGCAGCGATAGGTTTATTACACACATTATGACGATTATTGTCTTGTGTAATAAACTTTAAATATATTTTGTTGGAAATCTGCACACCCTAACAATATAACACTTTAGTAAGAAAGTCAATTAATAACCTCGCCAAAACTGTCGAGGATTATTTAATACAGTTTCTATTCCTTTAATATATTGAGATGCTTGTTTAATTCTTTCAACGTTAAAATCTACAACACCTGTTGTTTGTAGAGTTTTACCTTGATATACATTATATTCGGATCCTGTTATCTTCCAATCTATAGAAGATTTTGTGTAAAATTTAGTATCTGCAAGTTGAAATCCCTTTGCATCTGTTTCTATACAATTTAAATAATTTCTATTACTTACAAAATATCTTTTTATATAACCATTGTTATAATCGTCAGATGTAATGATTGGCGTGTGTGTATTGGGTTGATTATAGTTAAAAGAACCTAATCCCACTATGGATTTTACCTCGGTTGGTGTATCTTGTATCATACAATTATATAATCTAATTTAGAACCGCCTATACATCTAACCAATGCTGTTGCAGTTGTTTTCCAAGATCCTCTTTCAATTGTATGTTCTACCTCAAGTATTTGAAATACAACATTTCCGGGCACATATGGTTTTGGTAAATTACTGATGGCGAAACATTGTAAATTTCTCAAAGCAAATATACCGTCAAAAGTAAGAGTTATTGTGAAATTATCAGCAACACCGCTGTATTTTGCTATGTTGTTTTTTAAATCATTATCATCCAACATTTGTCTTAGTTTACTTTTCATTCCCGTTGGTAAACATAAAAATTTATAGTTTTTAGGATTTTTTTCATCATCATATATATCTTGACTAAATACATTTGCGGTTGATGGTATGTTTGTACCCAAACCGGGCCCTATACTGCCTCCTAAATTTACTCTAACAGTATTTAATGTATTACTATCCGACATATTTTTAACAGTTATACACAATACACCACTTTTGGACTTATTGCCATATTTTTGTAAATCTGCAATATCATTATTTTCTTCATTCAATCCAGAAGCAGTACCGGGCGCCAATCCAGAATCTAAAGATCCGCTAATCGATTCTGCTATTTTTTTTAACTGATACTGATCAAGTCTATCATTGAATTTTAATACAGGGGTGTTATTTATTAAATTTAAAGTTGCTGTATAATTTGTTTTTAATTCATTTGATAATTTTTCAGTTAAATTTCCAGAATTTGGTCCAGCAAATTGTACGTTGACAGATTGTTCGTTTGATAAACTAACATCAAAATTTATATTTCTAATTACATTGTTTGTTTTTGCTAATTCAAATGTATATATTTCTCTTAAAGCATCATAGTTAATCGTATTTTTATCTATAATTGACAATATAGTTTGTCCCGATTTATCTTTTGCTTCTTGAATTTCAAATTTCCAAAAATTATCAACAGCTTCATTTACAACATTTAATATAGCATTTAAAAATTGTTTATAATTTTTTGTTTCTTCCGATTCGGCAATTGATATTAATTTAGTTTTACTTATATAGATGTGTTTTAAATAACCATAATAAAACGCTTTATATATAACAGTAGTTTGTTTTTCATCTTTTCCAGTTCGTAGTACTGATTCATCACTCGCAAAAGGAAATGCTGCGGATCCGATTTTATTTCCAGATTGAGCAGCATTATGTTCGGTGCCGGATATATTATTAATATTATAATATAAGTAATTTATTATTACATCTAAATTGTCTCTTAATTTTCCAGCAGTTTTAAATGTTTTTCTAGCTGCTTCACATGCTAAATAAAAACTTTCTTCAGGTTTTAAATTTATATAATCAAGGTTTCCTTTTTTTATTTTTTCATCTATCTCTGCATTCGGTTTTTCTACACGATCTGCTTTATTCGTATTTTCGCCGAAAAAAGGATTTTCTTCGGAGTATGATTTACCACCGACGTTGGTACCTGGAAGTAAAGGTTGACCTTCTTTTGTTTTTAAGAAACCACCTTTTCCAGATACACCGGGTCTTGATATTATTCCTTTATTTATTTTCGGAGCAACCGGATTTGGTATCAAAACATCTTGATCACATGATATTAAGTTTGGATGTGCGTTTATAATTACATCACTTATATCAACTTTAAATTGTTTTGTTTTTAAATTACACATAAACAAGTTTATCATTTCAAAAACAAAATCGAGTTGTAACCAAGCTTGATCCGATCCGTCTTTTGCATCAAAATCTGTTTGTTCATCTGCAAATGAAATCTGTTCATTCTTTGAATTAACATTTCCGTATTTTATTACTTCATTTGTCGTAGATGGAGATTTTGTTTTTTTATATATGTCTTGAATTCTGCCTGTGAAAACTCTGTCTTCAGATCTACCTTTATAGAAAAGAACATTTGACGAATTCAGGGTTTTTAATATTTCTTTAATCTTGCCGGTGGGAGTCGGAATAGGTTTCTTTAATGTTTCTTCATTCGCTTTAGCATCTTTTTGTTCTTTTGAATCAGCATCGATTTTTTGTTTTGCTAGAATAAAGTTATAAAAATTAGCAGAATTGGTAGGTCCATTAACTTCTCTATCTTGTTTTAAAACCTCATTTATTGAAGGTAAATACAATTTTATAAATGTTTTTAAATCCATGAAACTTTTTGTTTCTATTGAATCACTTGTATTAACTTCTAGTTTCGCATTGTTATCTGTACGCAGGCCTGCATATAGTCCTTGTCTAGAAATGGTTTCTACATTACATTCATAAACAAATCCGTCTTGTGTAGAAAAATTATATTTTGTGATTATACCTGTTATACATCCGTAATTACCGTTTGATAAAATTGATCTATCTATAGCGGTTTGAGGTTTATCAATTATATCAAAACATTCATTTATACTGTTTAAATCTAACATGGATTTTTGATTAAACAAATTCCACCCAAATTCAATAAACAAATTTATTCCAGGCGTTAAAAAAAACGGCGTTATATATTCAAGTTGTGCTAAACTGAAACATTTGAATTTAAAACTAGCATATGTAAGATATTCTTTACTTTGTTTTACATTTACACTTAATATCGCAGGTGGTGGCAATACAGAAGATACTTGATTGTTTTGTGGAAATTGATTATTCTGAATTGTAGTATTTGTTTCATAGTTTAATTGACTACGATATATATTATCAATATAATGTGGTTTTCCATTTGCTTGGTAACCTATTATAGCATTATTTGTATTGGGTGCACCAAAATTTTGACCGGGCGTATAACCATAAACATCATAAAATCCCTCGCCACCTTTTAATATAAATCCATCATAATCAACTTCTTGTTTATTTTTATTTAAATACAAACTTCTGGGCACTAATCCATTTATGCCTTTACCTGTACTATTTGAAAAAATTCTAACCCAAGGCGTCATCGGCCCTTTATAGTTTTTTTGATTATTTTCAAAATTATAAGTAAAACTATTCAATGGTTGCGGCATAAACATGCCAATATTATTCGTATTGTTTCTTCTTCTTAATTCTCGTATAAGTTCAGTGGGGATGTTTTGTATCTCCCACCATAATGGCGTATTATCTGTTACTTCAGTTTTTATTACCATAACATTAATTTAAATTTTTAAGTTGATTTAATATTTGAGAAATATTTGCAGGTATTCTTATTAACTTATTAGTGTCTATACTCAATTTGTAACCGGGTAAATTATTGGCTCTTGCAATTACCCACCATAAACTTTCATCACCATAATATTTTTTAGCCAAACTATCAAGATAATCAACTTCGCTTACTGTAATATAAAAATCGTCAATTGATTCTTGAATTTGAGGGTAATAAGTTGTTTTATAGACATTTTTTCCATCAAATCTTTTTTCAGTTGGTGTAAATTGATATCTCATAATAATTAAGGTGTAACAACAGGTTCGGGCGTTGTTATATTAAAATTTAACGATTGTTGAGTTCTTGAATTTTGACCATTTACATTTTGACCTACAGAATTTTGTGCTGCACTATTTTGTGCAGATCCGTTTTGACCAGTTTTTGTTAAATCATTTCTTGAAAGTCCGGATATGTCTGTATCATATCTTATGCCAATCGAAAAATCTTTTCTGAAATCTACATCGTCTAAATTATCTATCGTGTAAATACCGTCTTTAATTAAATTTTGTTTTCCACTGTCTTGCAATTTCGACGAAATTACATCTTCTTGTATTACAAAAGCATCGCCCCACATTGCTCTACCTGTTTTTGGTCTGTCTTTTTCAATAACACTCATTTGCATACTAATATCGGCGGTTCTGGGAAATTGTGCATATTTTCCGGATGAGTCTTTCCATTCATATGCTTTATTTGGGCCCCAGTACCAGTTTTCATTTAGATCTTCATGTAAAGTTTCCCAGGACGCTTCATCTGGAATTGTAACATTACAAGATTTTATAATTATAAAGTGATTTTTATAAAAATCTCCGAGAGATAATTGAACCATCGGCGGTATCATAAATCCGCCAAGTTGTCCTTGGGTATAATTGGAAGGTTTTGTTAAACCAACTAAATAATTGATTCTTTGCCACATAGGCATCAGTTCTTTAACACTATGAGCGTTAACTATAAAATTAAAAGTTATATCTCTTGTAAATCCTTTATAGTACCATTGTTTATCAGGCCTTCCTAAGTAATCTATTTGTTCCCATTCAGCTGAATTTGAATCTTGTATACTTTTAACCGTTGCTGCAAATGGTATATATTTTTTATTAACAATATCGTAAAAATAAAATTTGATTATATCCGGGCCATATTTTCCACCAAATTTATTTTCTTTTATGTTTCTGTAATTTTGATCAAATTCTTTATCGGTGAGAACTCCCAAACTATTAACATAATCGACATTATTTGTTGGTTTTATGAATCTTTCTGATTCGGATTTTCCGTTTCTTGTAGGTTGACCCTTATTGTCTTTGAATCTATTTAAATATTTTCCATCTTGACTATCGTTTTTAATTTCGTTAATCTTATTAAAACCGATTTTATCATTAGGAAATTGTTGTGAAATAAAATTTAATGTATCAAATTGCGCAGGTAAAATTGTCTTTATAGATTCTCTTCCGATTACAGAATATTTATTTCTAGGTTGATTTGTGCCTAAAATCTTTTTAAGCGCTACAGATAAATCGGTTGCAGTGTCTTTTACAATTTGACTTTGTGGATCCGTAAATGTATCACTGAAATTCTTGGGTTGTTTTATTAATGTGTCGTAATTTAAAAGTTGATCACTTTGTTCAGAATTTCCGTCTTGTGTTAAACCAACTAATTGACTATACTTTAATCCGTTTTGACCACCACTTATTTTAGCTGTAGTTATTGGTGATGTTTTATCAAGAGTTTTTACTCCGATTTCAGTAGTTTTAGTTGATGATATTAAATAATTGTTTAATCTGCTTACATTGATTGTACGATTAAAATTAGGAGCATTAATTGAACTATTATAGAATCTTTGTGTGACTGCCAATGAATAATTAGCCTTTTTACCAAATCCTAATCCATTTAATAAACCACTTAATATTCCACCGCCACCAACGCCTGTATTTGTGGGATCGAATAGTTTACCGGCATTTAAATATAAATCGTAAGTTTGTTCGTCAGCACGATAATTAGCTGCCCACGGTTGTTTAGGAGGTAATATACCGCCTATTATAGTATTGTTTTGTAAAAATGTACCCGCTGCATTAAGCAGTCTACTAAAAAATCCACCACCTGCATTATTTACTAATCTTGAATATCTTGTAGAATTATAAGCATTTGTAGCAGTTTGACCTCTTAATAAACCTTTTACATCAGGTCTGGCTAATGGAGAAACAACTTGATCGGATCGGTCACCTCCACCAAGAAACGATGTAAATGTTGCTAATCCTAATCCTCTACTAGCTTCACTAGCAACACTACTTCTTGGTGGAGATGGTACAGGAGGACCACCGCCAAATAATCCACTTACGGTTCTAGCAATACTACCTAAACCAGCGGCGCCTATTAAACCACCTACTATATTGCTTGTATCTAATTGTCTATTTGGATAATCAGCCAATCCAAATGTTGCTAATCTATAAGCAGCTACAATGGGAGATGCTGGATTATATACTTTGGTTTCGTCAAATGGTTGTAAACCTTGTATAAGTAATTGATTTAATATAAATCTAGTACCTGCATTTGTACCCAAAAACTTCGTAACGAATCTACCATCCTTAACCGATGCTTGAAATTGAGTTCTTACTTTATTTTGTAAACCAGTGTTGATATCAACATAATCCAATCTTTCAGCTAATGGACCTTTAAGATATAAATTAGTTGGTTTATTAGTTGTATATAAAACGGTTGAATTATTGGAATTATTAAATAATACCTCCAACTTACCAGGTGCTCTAGTATCAATAAAGTTGTTTGTAGGCGTTGGTAATTGTAATCCAGCACCTTGTATATTAGATAATGTTGTGACTTGTGCGCCACCATCACTGACATTACCTCCCATATATGTTTGACTATTAGCCATTACTTATAAATAGTATTAAGCTCTAGTTGTTGATTGACCAAATCCGCCTGATCTATAAGCTGTTGTAGATAATGTTCTTGATACTAATTGTCCGTCAATATTCACAGCGATACCACCATTTATCATAACATTAGCTAAATTGTCTATCTTCTGTGCAACCAATTCTAACCCCATCTTTAAATCGTCATTTTGTTTTTGTTTGCTTTCATTAAATTCTTTTAGCTTATCAACATTTTTTATGTCAACATCCAACTTTGGAAGTTCCATTCCTTGAATTTCTTTAAGTGTATCAACTACAATCTTGACTCCGGTTGCAGAATTATTTATTGTACTTAATTGTTCACTAAATGTTAGTAGTGATTTATTAAATCCAAAATCAAGCTTTATATTAGCTAATTCTTGTACTTTCTTTATATACAAATCCAATTCATCAAATCTTTTCTTGTCTATTTCTTTAATATTAAATTGAATATCTAATTTTTTCATATTAGAAAAATCTTTTAATAATCCAAATAGAATATTAAGTTTCTGCGCAGATTTTCCAAGTTCAGTCATCACCGGCAATAAAGATCCAAAAGCCAAAACTGTTGGTAAAATATTTGAAACAGGAGGCACTTTTGGAAATTCAAACTTCATGTTATTAAGTTTTTCCAACGCATCAGGTATTTTTTGAAGTCCGTTTCCTGCCAATGATAATAAACTTAAACTCAGTGACATCTTTTGTAATTTTTCAACTGGAAGCAAAAACATACTGAGACTTAAAGGTATCAAAGATGCTGTTAATGCAGTAATACCCGTAGCAGCTACAAATAAAAGTGGTGAAACCATTGCTAGTTTTATTAGAGGAGTAGCTACACCAGATATAACTTCAGGTAATTTAACAAAAGTATCGTACATTGTTTTAAATGCATCTTTAACTACACTTCCAATTATATTTCCCAATCCTATTATTATTGTACCAATTTTATCAAGTGATGGTGTTACCATTTGTATAGCTTTAGCAAATCCAATAGCAGCAAGTGATGTGATCGCCAATGCCCCAGCAAATATTAATAGACCCGCACCAAGTGGTGATGGTGGTGTCATCAACAATGCAATACCTGCTAATCCAGCTCCAAGAATTATCAATGCCGCTGTGAATGCTAATATTTGTGAAGCACTGGTTTGTCCCAACATGCTCATAGCATATCCCAAACCAATTGCTGCTCCAGTAATTAATACCAATAGCACTGCTAATTTTGCCATGTCACCCAAATTGAGTTTTCCGACAGCGGTTCCTAAAGCAGTAATTCCTTTTGATATACCCTCCAGACCTTTGCCCAATCCCTCGCCGGCAGATTGAGCGGCTTTACCAAACATGTTGCCAAGAAAGTCAAGCACCTTTGATAATCCGTATTTTAATGTAAAAAATGCGGTCAATATTACAGTTGCACCAATTGCGATAGCACCCAAAGCTTGTCCCACAGACGCTTTAAATGATAAAATAGCAGCGACAGCATTAAAGAAAAATGTTTGTATACTCATTATAGTAGCATACACTGGTTGTAAAATTTTACCCAAATTCAATAAAGCAGCTTCTTTAGCAGCGGCTAATTTAGCAGATTCTGCTTCTGCCGTCTTTTGTTTCATCATCAACTCAAGTTCTTGTTTTCTTGCTTCAGGACCTTTCTTTTGTAAAGCAGCTAATTCTTCTTGAGCTTTTTTCATTTTAGCTGCTTCTTCTGGAAACATTCTTTCAGCTTCAAGCATATTTTTGCGTTGAGTCTGAATCTTTTGTAATTCTCCAAAATCTTTTCCTGTTACTTCTGCTAATGCTTTTCTTTGGAAAACATTTAATTTATCCAAATCACCTACTTTTTCCAACTCTCTTTGTAATGCTTTTTCTGCACCAATAATATCTCCAGCAAAAGCTAATCTACGAGACTCATTGAAATTAATATTTTTACCTAATAAAGCGCTTAATTTTAATTCATTACCTATAGATGATTCGAAATTCAAAAGTGCTTCAGCCGATTTAGCTGCTGAATCTAAACTCGTTCCTAATTTTCTAGCTTCAGCTGCTTGTTTTATTAATTCAGTAGTATTACCCTTAAAGAGAACTCTTACATTGTTACTAGCATTTGCGACATCTTTCATCACCATACCCATTGGAACACCAGCAGCTTCAGCGGCTTTTGAAGCAATTGCTGCCATGTTTTCCTGAGCCATCATTGATGTTCCGCCAACTTCAGCTAATGTACTTTGAAACTTTACAGCTTCATCAACAGATAGACCTGTAAAACGACTAATATTTGCTGCTTGTTTACCTACAGCAGCAAGTTGTGAATCAGTCATTGCATATTCTTTTCTTATAGCAGTGACCGCTTTTAAAATTTCTTGATTACTGGCTTGATTAGCAGTCAAACCTGTATTTATTTTTTGAATTGCGTCGTATTGTCTATTTATTTCGTCTTTAGTAGTACCTTGCGTTTTTGCTTCATCACTCAACATCTTGTCATACTTCTCACCAAGTGACATGATTGTTTTATAAATTGCTTGGATATTATTTAATGTTTTTTGTTGTTTTTCAAGAGATTTTACGTGTAGATCGGTTTCTACTTTAAGCTTCATTGCTTGAAAATATATTTTTTGATAATCATCAAAAGAATTAGATAGATTATCTCTTTGTGATTCAAGATACTGTAATCTTTTTTGTTCCGCCGGTAATAAATTATTCATATTACCGTTCGATTTTTGTTGAAGATTTTGCATTTCTTCAAGTTGTTCGGTAATACTATACAATTGATTTTTAGATTTATCCATCGTCACTTCGTAGTCGTGAGATTTCTTTTGTAATGCAGATAATTCAACGCCCATCGAAGCTAATTTTTTATCCATTAATCCGGCCGGATCGACCCAATTTCCTATTTTTGTACCTAATTCATCTGCAGACTTAGTAAGTGACTGTAACTTTTTTCTGCTTTCGTCAAGTTCTTTTTGAAACTTTTCGGTTATTCCAGAAGAAAGTTCTTTCTGTAGATTTCTAATATCTGATGCAAAATCTGCCATATATTAATAGTATATATAATAAATATCTGATTATCTAAAACCAGGTCTATCTATTTTATTGGATTTTGGCGTTCTTGAAGCCTCTTTTTGTTGATCAGCTTCTTTTTCTTTTGCGTCTATTAACTTTTTGTAGTAAAAATTACGCAAATATACAGGCAATTCGTATAACTCAATTGGGGAAAATCCGCCGTTACCGTAATAACACAAATCAAAAATAACTTGTTGTATATATAACTTATACTCTGGAGTCAGGCCAAAAAAACTGAACCGTCATCGGCACGGCTGCCCTTTCTTCAGCACCACATTCTTTGCAACAAAAATCAAATGTAGAATCTACATCAGGTGTTATGGATCTAACATGTTTTCTAAATTCGAGAGAATCACGACTTTGCATGTTTTCAACAAAAGTCTTTATTTTAGCAGGATTATCATCGCCGTCTACAGCGACTATTGTTTTTTTCAATCTAAGCGTAATTTCACTTGATCCGCCTTTATTGATTTTGTTCATCGCTGTATTTTCTCGTTCTATATCTTTTTCATCCGCATCAGTCAATAATTTAAACTTAATGTTAGATTTTGAATATGGTAGTGTATAAGAAAATACATTTACACCTGGTTCATATTTGGTTTCGTCAAAGTCTTTTTGATTTAATTGACTTAAATCTACATTTACTTGATTCGATGCTTGACATTTAGGACACTTTATTTCTACAGGTCCATAACTATCACCATACGCTAATCTGCGTACTGCAAAAATAAGTGCGTTTTTATCTCCAATTAACAATTCACTCGGATTGATGTTTTTATCGATAATCAAAGAATCCAACAACTTATCAATAGCCATTCCTTTTTTAAGTAAATTTGGATTGGTTAAAATATCTTCCTCTTTTGCAGTCATCATCTTAATTTCAATTTGACCTGATGAAAGTATACTATTTTTAGGATAAAAATAACCTTTGCTGGGAAGATCAATGATTTCAGTAGGAAATGATTGTTTTTGAATTGATTGATTCGCTGGCGTAGTTCTGCTTATAATAATTTCATCACTCATAACTTTATAACAATATATAGTTCAAATTATAAATTTTTCTTTTTTATAATTAAGTTTTAGCTTGCTGCTTAGCAGCATCTCTCATGGATTTTTTTGCATCCAATGTTTTTTTTGCACTGTCCAATGATGCCTGGGCTGTCGTTTTTTCTTCATCTGTATTTGCATTATCTACTTTTTCTTTTGCAACATTATACTTTTCTTGAGCATCATCCAGTTCAGCTTGTCTTTGAACTACAAGAGCCAAATTGGCTTTATTTGTGGCATCTTTTACCTTAGCTTCATCTTCTTTCAAAATACCAGCAATAATTCTTTTTAATGATTGTTTTTGTCTTTCACTAAGCTGATCTGCAATTGCACCCAGTTTAGTATCCATAATTTGTCTTACTTCATCGCTGTATTTACCAAATAAATCTGTAATAAACAGTTTCTTTTGTTTTGGTGTAAGAGTGACATATTGTTTTCTTAACTCACTCGCACTTCTTGCTGGTTTACCTAATACAGTAAAATCTGTAGTTGGTACTGTATCAATATAACCATGTTTAACAGCAGGTTCTAACTTATCTAACTTTTTAGGAAGTGGTTGTAAATAAGAAGGTGATCCATCTTTTTTAGTAAATTTACTGAATCTAGGATCTTCCGCCATATCTTTCTCACTTACAGCAAATATTAATGAATCTCTATCTATATCAATAGGTATTTGACCCATTAAGTTATTTACATTGTAATTTGAAACAACTTTAATTATCTTAGCTAAAGGTATACCGGTAAGCAACATCATGCTAGCTTTTTCATCAAAGTTGAATGGCGACTTTGGTAATTCCACTTTATCAGTGGTTGTTATATAAACATCACTACCGCCATATTTTGTGCTTAAATAATCATATACACCTTTATGACCTTTGTGCCAGGGGTGAAATCTTCCTGCGAAAATTACAAATATTTTTTTATTTAATTGCATATAATAATAAATAGAAAAACCCCGCTAAAAGCGGGGTTGTTTTTGATATGTTTAAGATTAAAATTGTAAAATACAATAGTCTGGTTGAATCGTAAGACTGATTGTCAACGCTGCGCCGTCATCGCTCCAGTCCATATCTCCGAAAGTAGCTTCAGTGATGAAACATCCACGAAGACTCCATTCTTCAACTTTATCACCTACAGGACCAAGTACATTTACAGTAAGATCTTTTTTGTAAAAATCTTGATAACCATCACGACCGGTTACAGATTCATGATGTAAACGTACCCATTCCATTACTGCTTGAGCACCACTTGGAACGATTGGATCATAAAGTTCCAAACTAATCGATTGCCAAATACTCTTGCCCTTATAGAATGTACGAATATTGATGTGATCGAGTTCTTTAGAAGCTTGACTTAACTTTGGTCGAGAGGTCTTCTTGATTATGAACGATGGTACACCATCACAATAAAGTATAAACCTATTCTTCACCTTTGGTTCAAATGCCGTTGTAAATATTTCGTTCGGATTTAATAGCTCTGCCATAATTTTACCTTTCTTTAATTATAAATATAATATAAAATAAATTATTTTTACATTCTTATAAAAATTTTTAATAATTATCTATATACGAACCAAAAGTAAATTATGAGTAGACCGAAAAATAATCCTGATTGCATTGAAAAAGTGTGTAAAAATTGTAATACTACTTATAAAGTTTCTTTTTATAAGAGAAACAAATCGACTTATTGTAGCAAAAAATGTTCAAATACAAATATTGATGTTTTAAACAAAATACGTGAATCTCAAAAGAAAACTCACATTCAAAAGTATAATGGTTTGCATCCGATGCAAACAGAAAAAACAAAACAAAATTTTAAAAATGCTCTTATTAATAAATATGGTGTTGAAAGTTATAGCAAATTGTCCGAATACAAAGAGAAAGTTAAAAAAACTAAATTAGAAAGATATGGTGATGAAAATTATAATAATATATCACAAATAAAATCTACATGCCTTGAAAAATATGGAGTGGATAATATCCTTAAACATAAAAAAACAAGAGAAAAAATTAGTGATAAGAACAAATTAGAACGATTTGGTTTTATTAAAAATTATTGTGAAGCTAAAAATATTGTACCTTTATTCTCAGAATCTGAATATGATGGTTATTCGTTTAAAAACAAATATAAATTTAGTTGTAATAAATGCAATAAAATATTTGAAACGGATGTATATAGATTAAATCATATTTTTTGTAATTATTGTAACCCATTGGATAAAACAACACTTGAAAATGAATTGTATCATTTTATAAAATCCATAATCGGCAATGATGTGATCGTTAAAAGAAAAGATAGAACTATATTGAATGGAAAAGAGTTAGATATTTATATTCCTTCAAATAATTTAGCTATAGAATTAAACGGATTATATTGGCACAGTGAAAATGGCAATGATATTAAAAAACTCTACCATTTAAATAAAAGTCGTAGTTGTATCTCAAAAGGAATAAAACTAATTCATATATTTGAAAATGAATGGCTTTATAAAAAAGAAATAGTAAAATCTATTATCAGTAATATTTTAAAATATAATGTAAATAAGATTTACGCACGAAATTGTGAAGTAAAAATGATTGATGACATCAGTAAAAATATTTTCTTAGACAACAATCATCTTCAAGGCAAAGACAAATCTTCCATAAGATATGGATTGTTTTATAAGAATGAACTGGTTTCAGTAATGACATTTGTTAAATCTAGATTTGATAAAAAAATCCAGTATGAAATATATCGTTATAGTAATAAGTTAAATACAACCATATTAGGTGGTGCTTCAAAACTTTTTAATCAATTTATAAGTGATTATTCACCTGAAAGTGTGGTAACTTATAGTGATAAAAGATATTTTGATGGTATCGTATATCAAAACTTAGGGTTCAATTTTATTGAAAATACACCGCCTAATTATTGGTACATAAGTCCAGATTATAAAACTTCATATAATAGAATGACATTCCAGAAACATAAGCTTAGTAAGTTACTTAAAAACTATGATATCAGTTTAACAGAATGGGAAAATATGACACAAAATGGTTACGATAGAATCTGGGACTGTGGAAATGGAAAATGGATATGGAAAAAAACTTAAGACTTACTTAAATTTTTATCGATAATGTTTTTAGCAGTATCTTTTATGCGGTTTAAATAACCTTTAGATCTTAATAACTTAAATACTAAATTTTCAGTACTGTATTCGCCTACACTGTCTAATCCACTTTGACGCATATCGTACAATCTTTTCATTATGTTTTTAAGAGCATCACGATCTTCACTTGATAGTGCATTTTCTATTTGTTTTATAAGTTCTTTGTACTTCTTTTTAATTGCATCTTTATCAATCTCTATTTTTTCATATTCAGGTTTAAGTATCCATTTATTATTGAGTACACTATAAATTGCTTGACTTTTATTTTTTTCATCTAAGTCTTGTATATAAACTTCAACTGGATGATTGCCTATTCTTATATGATGATTTTCATTCC